CCTCTGCCTCATCTTTCAATGGGTTTGGAAGCTCATCTGCTGGCAAAGGCTTAAAAAAGCTAACTAATTTATTCCACCAACTCATTTGTCTTTTGCCTTCCCAATATTAATTGCACACCAATCCATCACCCAATATACTTTTGCAAGCATTTGGTCGTCCTTTGGGGTGGGCGTTAAAGCACAAATAAGTGATGCACCTGATATTACCCAAGGTGCTAACTGTATTAATTTTAAAGTTAAATCTAACATATTTTACTCCTATACATTTAAAGCTTTTTTAAAATATGCAGGCAATCCAATTATAGGCCTACCATCATACTTGTTGCTTTCAGCATTTTTGCCACTAGAATCATTATAATGCAAAAACACTTGTCCGCAATCTTTACCTGTAAATGGTTCGCGCCAATGCTCTAAATCGCATCCACGATACATCAGCATATCGCCTGGTTTTAAATTTACTTCTACGCCTTTTTTACTTTCTTTACCTGATGGTTCTATAAATATAGGCCAATCATCTCCACCTAGATTCATAGTTGTAGATATCTCACAAGAGTATCTATCTTTATGCCTTTTTAACTCATCACCTTTTTTATAAATTCTAGAATAAGAATAAGTTTCCGTTAGTTTAACTCCTGATTCTTTTTCCATAATAGGTCTAACTTTTTGTAATAAAGTTTCCATCACTATATCTGCATAATGTGAATAAGTTTCAGGTATTTGTTGATCGTTCCAAACTCCAAAGTATTCAGTAAACTCTGATATATATTTTTCATCAAATAAGTGTCTTGCTACTGCTCGTTTATTTAAAAAGTATTGATAACAAAAATCTGCTAACTCTGTTGATATAGCACCTTTAATTACTTGATATTTGTTTTTCTTAAAACTCATTTTTTTCCTATTCAATATTGGCAACCATAACAATTCTTTGATCGTACATACCTGGGCTTTCTTGATAGTGTCTATGTTTACCATCAAAAATAATAATTTTATTTTCTTTTGGCTCGGAATAAAGTTTTTTATTTGTTTCGTCTAAAACAATAGTTCTACCATTTTTAACTGTGTTGAAATAAACAATTATAACTTTGTGAGGCAATCCTAAATCTGTGTGAGCTTGGCTTGTTTTAATTGCAGTATGAAAAGTTAAGTTTAAATTCATACGATAAACTACATCAAATTTTACATTATTAAAATCAAGTATTTCTTTTAAAATAAAATAAGCTGATTCAAAATATGCTGAGCATATATTGCTAATTGGTATTTTTGGTTTTTCTTCAGTGCCTATATCAGGTCTACGCAAAAGAAGATGGCTAAAAAATGGTATATCTTTATTTGGTAGTTCGGGAACTGTTTTATCATTGTAATACCAAGGCATTTCATCAGACAGTAAATTTTTTTTAAAATCTTTGTAATTGTTGGTATTTGGGTTTAGTAGTTCTTTTATCATAGTGGTTGGTTGTTATCGAACCATGCCATAACAAGTCCTGTGGCTAATAATACAAGAAATAAGTTAATTAAAAAATCAATCATTTAAATGGATATCCTATATTCCAACACACTAAGGAGTGTCGTATTCCTTTGGTTACTGGTTTAACTCTATGCCAAACAAAAGATGGAAAGATAATAACGCTACCTTTGTTTCTTATTTCTTCACATATTCTTGGTTGCGAGCCTTCATCTGTATTTCTAAAATCAAACTCTAAATCTCCACCTTCGTATTCTTTAGGGTCGGTTAAAGATACGGTCATGCTAAGTTTTCTTAACTTGCCATGCACATTTTTATCATTAGGATTGTTATATGGTTTTTCGTTTGAATCGCAGTGCCAATCGTAAAATTGACCTTTTTTGTATTCGGTAAATTGACAAGCTTCTGACCAATCCCAATCAAAATTCCAGCCAGCGTTTGCATTTGCTTGGTGTATATAGGGGTGTATTTCGTTGTATATCCATCTATCTGACATCCATACAACATCTGATTTACGCTTTTTTTGAATGTTTTTAACATCTAATGTAGTAAGGTTATCAAGTTTAGCATTACCTGTAAGAGCCATTTGTTTATCTTGTTCTTTGCCATAACGAACAATCTCATCACATATTCTTTCAGGTATGGCTGATGGAAAGTACCAATAATAATATTCTAAATTCAAAATAAAACCTCTACATTTCTATATTTTTCTATAGCAGACTTAGTTAGATATTTTTCAATACTGTAATAATTTCTTTCTACTTTATCCTCTTTAACATTATGATGAATCCCTTCTAACACACTATCATCATACTGAATATTGTTTATTACTAATTGATCTAAATCAATAAACCTATGTTTGTATTTAGGAATTTCTAAAAATTCATAAATTTTTTCTATGCATTTTTTTGGCTTGCTTGTAAGTTCATCATAAGTAATTCTTATATGATCGTAATTATTTTTTAATATATTATCTATTGCATATGAATAGTGTGCAGTCATTCCTTGGGTCATTTCAAAATAACATTCTTGATCTATGTTTTCTTTTTTCCATTTTTTTATTTTAGAAAAAGAAGCAAGTATTTCAATATAAGGCCTTTCTAAAATAATAAATTTTGGATTTAAGGTTACATATTTTTTTATTAATTCTACGTTTCCAGGCGTACCCCATGTGCTTCTGTCAATAATGTAATTGCTTTTTAAATTTTTATAATATATGTGTATAGATTCTTTTATTAAATTATCTAAAGGTTCGTAATCAGGAAAATTTCTAAAGTGTTCTTTTTCTTTTAATTTATCAAGGGTATTTAAAATATCAGTTACTATAGATTTTTGTGTAGCGGTAATATTAGAGTTTTGATTTAATATAGAAGATAAAAGTGTATTTCCACACCTCGGCAAACCGCATAAAAAATAAATTTTTTTCATCTTCTCTCTCTTAAAGAGAGAGTATAGTTTAGATGTATATTAAAAGATAGATTGTTGTTAGTTTGTCCAGTTATCAGCTTTGACTTCTCTAAAAACAGTTCTTAAATCCCAACAGCTTGAAGCTGCGATAACAGTAGATTCAGGCTCTGAAATGACAACTACACCTGATCCACCTGCTCTCCCTGTTTGTAGGTTAGACCCACCGCCTCCGCCACCAGTATTAACTGTTCCATCTGTACTTGGTCTAGGGCTACCTGTAACGCTTTCTCCTTTTCCGCCTCCGCCTGGACCAGCAGCTCCACCAGTAGCATATCCTCTAGATGGTTGACCTGAACCACCTGCTCCACCACCACCTGCTCTAAGAACAGGGCTACCTGTTATGCTTGAGGCTAAACCAGCACCACCGTCACCCGTGCCTGGATTACCGCCTCCCCCAACGCCTCCAGCACCACCGCCGCCGCCTCCTGCTTTACCAGGACCAACTGGAACAGCTCCACCATTTCCTCCTGTATTTCCTTGAGATGGGCTTACTGGAGGTGTGTTACCTGCGCCACCGATACCTGGACCTAAAGGGCCTAAAGAACCTCCGCCCCCTGATCCACCAGCTTGTCCTGCTCGACCATAAAATCCTGCTCCGCCGCCGCCGCCATTTGCTGTGATACCTAATGCTGAAGAATCTGAACCAGGAGAAGAAAGAGAGCTTCCTGAAGGAGCGCCTGCTCCAACAACTATTGGGTAAGGTGAGCCTCCTGATACTGGTGCAGGTCCTGTTCTAAAGCCGCCCGCTCCGCCACCGCCTCCTCCATAGTAGCCACCTCTGCCGCCTGCGCCGCCGCCTGCTATAACCAAATAGTCGACTGTTACTGTGCCTGGTTGAGTGGTAAGTGTGCCACTTGAATTAAAAGTTGTTATTTGTGCAGGGGATGTGGTTGATGTTGGTGCTTGTACTGCTCCGATTAATCTAGGCATTAGTCCATGTCCCTGCTTTTACATTATTGTAAACCGCATCCATGCTCCACATTCCTGAAGCTATGGCTACTGCTGGTTCTTTTGTTATAACAACACCTGACCCACCTGAAACTGCTGGTCCAGGATTTCCACCTGCTCCACCACCACCACCGCCAGTGTTAGCTGTTCCTGTTTGTACGCCTGAACCTCCGCCTGGATCAGAGTTAGAAGCTCCATTTCCACCGCCTCCTGCTCCGCCAGCTCCTCCTGTACCAGTACTAGCAGCACCTCCGCCTCCGCCAGCTCTTGTAACAGATGAGCCTGAAATAGATGATGCTGTTCCTGCTCCACCTGCTCCGCCTGCGGAAGTTTGACTGTCTTGACCAACAGCACCTGCTCCTCCACCTCCACCCGAGCCTCTTACTGGAGTAGGCGCAGGATTACCGCCATTATTTCCTTGAGATGGACTTACTGGAGGTGTATTACCTGCTCCTCCTGGAGTGTTACCCAGTGCGTGTCCACCACCGCCTGATCCACCATTGCCTCCTGCTGGACTAAATCTTCCTGCTCCACCTCCGCCACCTGCGGATGTTGTTCCAAATGCAGAACTATTGCTTCCAGAAGGTCCAAGACCAGCACTTGCTGAACCTGCTCCTCCTGCTCCAACAACTATTGGATATCCTGTACTAGCAGAAACTGGTTGTGATGTTATTTCTCTATAACCACCTGCTCCACCGCCTCCGCATCCGTTAGCATTACTATTGTTTCCTCCAGCAGCACCTCCTGCAACACATAAAAAATCAAGTGTTGTGGTTAAAGCTTTTGTTGTAAGAGTTCCGCTAGAATTAAAAGTAGTTATTTGCTCAGCTTGAACTTGAGCTGGGTTATCGACACCTACTATTCCGCCATTAAGATCAGCCATAGTTAGGCCTCATTCCATTGCAGATTAGTCGCATCCCATTCGTAATTGGTTGTAACTATTGGATCACCAGTATAGGTTTCGCCTAGCCATTTTTGGTTATCTTCATTCCAAGATACATAAACTACATTTGAATCTATTTCTGTAACAGTAGGTCTAGCAACTGGTGCTTGCCAATCATCATTAGAATCTAATGACCAAGAGGAAAAAGGTTGTGGCTTGATAAATTTATCTTTTGATGCATCAAAAGTATCGCCAATACCTGCGTATTGTTTTCTAAAATTATCGTTATATGAAGTTTGTTTCCAAGCAGTACCACCTGTTAAGTGTGGAACGATAGATTCTACAAATGTTTCTGCTTGTGAAGATTTATCTCCACCGTTAGCATCTACATCATCGTTGGATATTACTACTACTCGTAATACTTCGTTGCTTGAATTAAGTTCTGCAAAGTGAGCCATATTTGTACTCCTTAAGCGTCATCTAGTTCTTCGTAGTTAATGGTGTAAGTTAAGTCGCCATTAGCACTTGCACCACCCTCTAAGATATCTCCTTCTTCAAGATAGATGCCTGAGTTCTTGTCGATAAGAACCAAAGTAGCATCTGCTGGAACAGAGATAGTCGAAGCAAATAAAACTACTGAACCGCCACTTTTAATAATTCCCATTGTTACATTAGCGGCACTTGTACCGTCTATATTTGCAACAATAATACTATTAATTTTTATTAACTTATTACTTGCACAAGTTAATAAATCAGTTGTTACTGTAGTGTCTAAAGCTCCATTTATACTGTTAGCGTATATCGAAGTTACGTTTACTAAATTTGGATTTGCCATAATATTGTCCTAATTTTATCCGAAAACCAAAGCCATTGCTATAGCTTTTCCTGTTGTTGCCACACCTGAACCACCTATACTAAGTGAAGATGCAACATTTAAATCTGTTAAAGCGTCTATCATAGCGCCACCTGCTCCAGCTCCGTCAGAATAAATTACAGATGTCATTCCAGTTGGAATGGTAACTGTAGCTCCAGAGCCTTGTTTAATAATAATGCTTTGAGATCCGCTGGTAGCATTTTCTATAATCCATACTTTTGAAACTGTATTAGGCCCAATTGTTATAGTGCATGTTGAGTCTAACGTGCCAGTATATTTTAAGAACATAGCTCGACCCGCATCTGCTGAACCGTCTGCTATTGTTGTTGTATGAGTGTCTGCGTTAGTTGTTATGGCCTCTGTTCCATAACCAAAAGCATCACCAATAAGTTCTAAATTAGTATTAGTAGAATCACCCCAAGTTCCACTTTCGTCACCTGTTGCAATTTCTTTTAGTCTTAAATCGTTTGTATAAGCTGCCATCTTTTACCTCTGAGCATTTATTATGCCACGTTAGATTGGTTATTGTATATTAAATTAAGCGGCCACATCTGTCCAATTAGGCGTTTGGGATTCGTCAATTAATCCCCAAACATTTAGATTGCTTAATTCACCTGTAGCTGATACGCCTGTAAGAGTGACATCTGCTTTTGCAATAACAGTTGGTGTACCAACAAAAGAATTTGCTGAAGGAGGTTGTCTAGCTCCAACAATATTTATTGTGTTATTAGATTTTTGGGTAATAGATCCTAAAACACTTGTACCCGCTACGCCTGTTGTAATAATAACGGTAGCTTCTGCATCAATATCAACAGATACATTTCCTAAAGTAGCTACCAAGGTATCTGTAATTGTTACATTTGCTTCAGCATCAGTTGTAACTGAAACTGCTCCAACAGTACCAGTTAATGCAGTTAAGGTAACATTTGCCTCTGCATTAAAAGATACCGACCCTACCGCACTCGTTACTCCCTGCCCTGTAGGAGTTACATTTGCCTCTGCATCTGTAACAACGGTTCCAAGAGCAGATGTCGCATCTACTCCAGTAAGTG